TGTGTCAATGTAGGGGTTATCTCTGTTTATCCTTTTTCCGTATGCAGAATAACCACCGTATCGACTAGGTTTAAGTTGTCGTTCTCTAAATTCCGCTTCGGCCACGTTAAACTCCTAAAAATTTCTTTAAGTTCGAACCCTTAGGTATGTATATTTGTGTGCCAGGGACAAAATCAAAAATTGGATCTTTTAAAATTTCCATGTTGCGTTGAACAAACACCCACCATAATTTACTATCTCCATACAGATCATGTGCTAAAAGATCAGGTCTATGCTTATATTGATTTTCTATGGTATAATAAAAATCATCTTTTTGGCTTGGCACTGCTCTAATTTTTAGTGTTTCAAGATATAAATTATTTTGTTTTGTATTACTCCACGGAGAAGTATTTTTATAGGTAGCCATTATGCGTATCCCTTATCAGTAGGAGTTCTTAAAGTTCCTTTAGCATATTCTTGTAGACTAAACGATCTTAGATTTCTTCTGTTGTATACAGGTTGAACAATTACACTTATATCACTTACAATAGGCACCCATGTTGTTCCGTCAAGAGTATCTGCTTTAACATAGTTTACATCGTTAGGAAAATCTACACTGAAACTTTTTATTACAACCGGCACATGATCAAACACATGTGTTCCATAACCTGACAATGTGCAAATTATAGGAGGTGCTCCAGCGTTGGCACTTTGTCCAAAGAACATTTTTGTTGCTGTCTTAAAAAATGTAGTTGCTGCAAGCCAGTAAAATGCATCATAACCAGTTTCTGCTGTGAATATTCCTGTAATATTTATTTCGTCAACGAGAGTTCTTATAAGCCTGGAAAGGATAGTTGTTATGCACAGGATCTATCTGTGTGTAATTTGCTTTGGTAGCAAAGTTTATTGTAGGCAAGTAAGGAAATACTACTCCGCCTGTATTTTTAAGTGTGCTGAATAATGCATTATCTGGAAACAGCGACCAGTCACAGGAAATTTTTACACGCCAATCACCACCATTGTTAGGTGTGACTTGAATACCTTCTCCTGTAGATGCAAAAAGTTCGCCATCTTTAGGTAAATTCTCTGCACGTTTCAAACTTAATAAATCATTTAGGTCACCAGCAGCATTAGCAATGTTACTTGCAATACTTTTTACACCTGACGCAAGGCCTCCACCTGTCAAACTAGAAATTTTTCCAACCACATCACTTATTGCACTGCCCGATGCTGCTTTTGTAATATCACCTACGCCTGGCACAGCACCAACATTTTCAGCAAGACTGGTTATCGAATCAGTTCCTACTTTAGAACTAATTGTATCTGCTGCCTTACCCATTGCGGTTTGTGCAGCATTTATTATTCCGCCGGACGATGCTTGGTTCAATCCACTGCCAATAGCACCGCTTGCTTGAGCTATTGCTGCATCTAGTTTTGCTTTTTCCAAAGCAAATCCTTCTTTTGGTATTCCTTCGGCGGCGGCTGCATATAATTCTTTAGTTTCACTTGCTACCTTGTTTACTAAAGTTGCAATTGGGTTAGGTGATAAACTCATTTTGGTTAAATTTCCTCATCATTTGATAACTTTACTCTATTTATTTCTATCATTATATGCTATTATAATAAATATTAGGAGAACGTTCACAAATTATGAAAAAAATCAAATATCTTACAAATAAAGACCTATTGGCAGAAATACACCGTAGTAAAAATACATTTTGCTCCTATGTAGATGACAGTTATAATCAATACGATATAATACTGCCAAGTCTAGAAAAAATTAACATACGAACTATTGCAGAAGCGAAACGGAATCGTGCTGCAAGATTAGCAAAACAAAATCACGAAGCAGCAGTGGAAGCCGCAGGTAAAAAAATTCCGGCAAAACAATTTGAAATTGATTATAGGAAAATGAATAAAGATGATTTAATCTTTAGAATTATGACATTCGAACATGTGCCAGAAGATTTAACACGCAAGAAAACTAAAAAGACTGTTGCAGACCATCATGTAAAGGTAAATTTTCCACCATTCCAGCATTGGAAGTTCGACGAAAAGGACAATTTAATATGTGTTGGTAAAAGTCATTGGGTAGGAGGAATGGATAACGGTTATTTTGATCTCAAGGCAGGAAAAATGACTAATGACCTTGCAAGAATGTTTATGAAGTTATGTGATAGATATGCTACAAGAGGAAATGTGCGTGGATACACGTATAATGATGAAATGAAAGGCCAAGCAATTTTACAATTGGCACAAATAGGACTACAGTTTGATGAATCTAAGAGTAATAATCCTTTTGCTTACTATACCGCTGCTGTTACTAATTCATTTGTTCGTATCATTAATATCGAAAAACGAAACCAAAATATTAGAGATGATATTTTAGAAATGAATGGAATGAATCCAAGTTGGACACGCCAAAATGCAGATTCACATCCTAGTCACGATAAAGATAAGAAAAAATCTTGACATTATTAAAGATTTCCGTTACAATAAAGTAAGGAGTTAAAAATGCCGTTATTTAAGAAAGCAGCCTGCTTTACAGACATCCACTTTGGAATGAAGTCTGGCAGTAGGTCACACAACATCGATTGTGAAGATTTTGTTAAATGGTTTTGCGAAGAAGCAAAAGCCGCAGGTGCTGAAACTTGTATCTTTTTAGGAGATTGGCACCACAACCGTGCGACCACAGATGTCAGCACAATGAATTACACAGTTTCTAATCTAGAAAGACTTAACAATACATTTGAAAAAGTTTATTTCATGGTTGGTAACCATGATTTGTTCTATAAAGACAAGCGTGAAATCAACAGTGTTGAGTTTATGCGACTGTTTCCTAACATTGTTCCTATTACAGAACTATTTACAGAAGGTGAGGTTACATTGCTTCCGTGGCTAGTTGGTGAAGAATGGAAAGGTGTTAAAGATATAAAAAGCAGATATGTGTTTGGACACTTTGAATTACCATATTTTAAAATGAATGCTATGGTAGAGATGCCTGATCATGGAGAACTACAACCAGATCATTTTGTTAATCAAGAATATGTGTTCTCTGGACACTTTCATAAAAGGCAAACTAAAGGAAATGTAACATATATTGGTAATGCATTTCCACACAACTATGCAGATGCATGGGATGACGAACGTGGTATGATGTTTTTAGAATGGGGTGGCAAGCCAGAATACAAGACTTGGCCTGAACAGCCTGTTTATAGAACTTTCAAACTTTCGCAGTTACTTGAAAAACCAGAAGATCATCTACGAGAAAAGATGCATGCCCGTGTAACAATTGACGTGCAAATTACATTCGAAGAAGCAAACTTTATTAAAGAACAGTTTATTCCGCAATTTAAATTGCGTGAACTTATGTTGATACCAGAGAAGGTAGAAGTTGAATCTAACATTGATCCAATTGATCTTTCTTTTGAAAGTGTTGATACGATTGTGTTGAATCAGATTGAACAATTAGACAGCGAAACGTATGATAGGCGTATGCTAACGGAGATTTATCAGGACCTATGATAAAAATTAAAAATATAACTGTAAAAAATTTTATGAGTGTAGGTAATCAAACTCAAGCAATTGATTTTGACAAAGGAGAACTTACACTTGTGTTAGGTGAGAACCTAGACTTAGGCGGAGATGATAGTGGTTCCAGAAACGGCACTGGTAAAACTACTATCGTCAATGCACTAAGTTATGCAATCTATGGCAATGCTCTTACAAATATCAAAAGAGATAATCTTATCAACAAGATTAATGGCAAGGGCATGTTGGTTACTATCGACTTTGAAAAGAACGGTGTAGAATATTCTATACATAGAGGCAGAAAACCTAATATATTGAAGTTTACAGTGAATGGAACTGAACAGGAACCAACAGATACAGACGAAGCACAAGGTGATTCAAGAGAAACACAAAAAGATATTGAAACACTGTTTGGTATGAGTCATGATATGTTTAAGCATATCCTTGCATTAAACACATACACAGAGCCTTTTTTATCAATGAAGAACAATGACCAACGTGCTATCATTGAACAATTATTAGGTATTACCATGCTTAGTGAAAAGGCAGATAATCTTAAAGAAAAAATGCGTGAAAACAGAGATGCAATCAACGCAGAAAATACAAGAATAGAGACTGTCAAGGCAAGCAATGAAAGAATACAACAAAATATTGAAAGCCTTGAGCGTAAAGAAAAAATGTGGGAAGATTCTAAGCAGGAAAATATCAAAGCATTAGAAGCAAGTATTACAGCCTTAGAAAAAATTGATATTGAAGCAGAAATCGAAGCACACAAGTGCTGGGAAAAATTTAAAGAACAGAAGCAAAAGTTAGAAGAAGCACAGCGTTGGATGGCAAATATTACTGCTGATAACGAAAAACAAGAAAAAACTATTTCAAAACTAGATAAAGAAATTGCAGATCTAAAAGATCATAAATGTTATGCATGTGGTCAAGAAATACATGATAACAAACAAGAAGAAATTTTAAAAACAAAAGAAGAAATGTTGCAAGAAGCAGCAATGCAGATTGCATCTAATCAAACACAATATGAAGAACACTCAAATGTAGTAAAAGAAATAGGAGAACTTGATAGTTGTCCTGCTACCCAATATGATAGTGTCGAAGAAGCCTACAATCATCGTAACACTGTTGAAAGTTTACAAAAAGAACTAGAGCAAAAACGTGCAGAGGAAAATCCTTATGCAGAACAAATTAAAGATTTGCAAGAAACTGCTTTGCAAGAAGTTAGTTGGGATGAATTAAATGAACTTACAAAAGTAAAAGATCATCAAGATTTCTTATACAAACTTCTTACAAATAAAGACAGTTTTGTTCGTAAGAAAATTATCGAGCAGAATCTAGCATATCTAAATCAACGGTTAACTTACTACTTGGCTAAAGTAGGATTACCACATATTGTTGAATTTCAGAACGATTTAACAGTGATTATTACACAACTAGGACAGGACTTAGACTTCGATAACCTCAGTAGAGGCGAACGAAATAGACTCATTTTAAGTCTAAGTTGGGCATTCAGAGACGTTTGGGAAAGTCTATATCAAAGTATTAATCTGTTGTTTATTGATGAACTTGTAGACAGTGGCATGGACAGTGCAGGTGTTGAAAGCAGTTTCGGTATTCTTAAGAAAATGACTAGAGAACGTAACAAAAATGTATTTTTAATCTCGCATAGAGATGATTTAGCAGGTCGTGTTAATCACGTGTTGAAAGTTATTAAAGAAAATGGCTTTACAAGTTATTCAAATGATGTTGAGATAGTGCAATAATGAAACACGATTGGTTTTATATAAAAGAACTATACAATAAAGAACAATGCCAAGACATCTACAATACAGCATTAGATTCTATTACTGATCTACCAGACCTTCCTGCAAAGAATAAAAAAGCAAAAAGTTTTGTTTGCAACAGAAAAAGTTTTGGAAACAAACTTGATAGGTTTTTTGATTCAGTTATTTGGACAAACAGAACAACGTTTGGACTTGACATATACGATGACTTGCCAAATACTATTAATATAAATGAATATGCTGATAGTGACAACGAATACGGATGTCACAGAGATGCAACTAATCATGGAGATATGTCAGACATAAAACTGACAGGAATACTAAATTTAACAACTGAACCATACACCGGTGGAGAATTTTGTATAAGACAACACGAGGATATTAATATACCAGAACTTGATACCCCCGGAACAATTCTTATATTTCCGAGTATTTTTTATCACAGAGTAAAACCTGTGTTAAGTGGAAAACGAATATCTCTAAGTTGTTGGTTTTTTGGCCCTAATTTTAAATGAGCACTGATTCACACGATAAAATGATAGAAGCGTTCCAAAACTATTTCAAGTGGCAGGAACGTTTTGAATACAAAG